TTCTTAAAGTCAGCCACGCTTGCTTTAAAGGTGGGTTTGTTCCACAGAATCCACTTTGCCAAAGCACCGGGGGTGTCGGGCTGCGTCCAGTGCTCGCCCATGCCCGCATGCCGCTTTAGATAACGCTGCTTGCGAGTCTTGTTTTTGTGTTTTGTGTAGTCGGAATATCCTTTTTGTCCGAACGAAACGACCTTCTCGCGCCCGTTCTTTTCAAAGACGGCGTCCCACTTCTTCTCTTTTTTGTGCGAGCGCCGCAGGGTTTTCAAGCGGAGGCTCATTATTCTAATATAATAAGAAATGGAGGAGTGGTATTCTAAAGTTCGCAGACTCAAAGACGAAAGTGCCGACCACCACAAGACCGAACAAGTTTGTCACCGCGTCTTTCACGATATTAAGCGCATGAAAATCAAGGACAAAGCAAAGTTCAAGCAGAGACTGGGTCCCGAGTTCGGAGCGTGGACGATGAGTCTTTACAACTACTTTTCCAGCGAAATGGTCGCGGCTGTTTTGAATGATGACGAGTTTTGGACCCTTAGTATGAATGTCGCAGGGTGAAAATGGAACATTCAAGTCTAAACAGAATACATTATAATTACAAGAATGGGCGACACTGTCATTGGAGTCCAGTTCGGTATCGCGAACCCGGCTGAGATTCTCACTCGCAGCGTGGTGGAAGTCATTACCGACAAGACATACCAAGCCAATCAACCGGTATCAGGAGGCGTCTTTGACCGGCGCTTCGGCGTGATCGAGAACGGGGCAGTGTGCACCACGTGTAAGCAGACTAATCTGCTATGCCCGGGACATTTCGGACACATTCAGCTCGCGCGCCCCGTCTACCTTTACCAGTTCATCAACGAAATCATGAAGATTTTATCCATCGTCTGCCTGAATTGCAGCAATCCCTATCTGCCTGACGAAGAGCTGGAAAAGATCGAGTCCACAACTTACGGAATCGCCCGCTTTAATGCCGTGCGCGACAAGTCGGCGTCCTACAAGACTAAGGAACTCAAGTCTGCGTCTACGTGCCCCCACTGCGCCACCCCACTTGTAAAAAAGGTGGACAAGGAGGAGATGACAGTGGCTCGTCTGCGCGCTTTCACGTATGACGAGGACGCCGAGCCGATTCCCCTCCAGCCCGAGATGGTGCTGCGCTGCTTCCAACGCATTTCCGCGCGCCACGTGGACCTCATTGGCTTCAGCTCAAAGTTCAGTCGCCCCGACTGGATGATTTGTACCGTGCTCGCCGTGCCTCCTCTTACGGTGCGCCCCTCCGTAATCATGGAGGACAATCAGCGCATGGAGGATGACTTGACGCACAAACTTATTGACATCGTGCGCAACAACCAGCGCCTGCGCGAAAAAATTGATAAGGGTGCCAGCGCCGACATCATTGATAACTTCAGTGAACTGCTCCAGCACGACGTGGCGACCTATGTGGACAACGACATCAAGGGCATTGCCCCCTCAGCCCAGCGCTCCGGTCGCCCTTTGAAAACGCTGAAGTCTCGTCTGGGCGCCAAGACGGGTCGCGTGCGCGGTAATCTGATGGGCAAGCGCGTGGACTTCAGCGCCCGCTCGGTTATTACGCCCGATGCCAACATTGACGTGGATGAGCTGGGCGTTCCGGAAGAAATCGCGATGAACCTTACTTTCCCCGAAATTGTGACTGGCTTCAATCGCGATCGCCTTCTCAACAGCATTCGCAACGGACCTTCTAAATACCCGGGCGCCAAGTCGGTGTTTCTCAAGGAGGATAATCGCTCCCTAAGTCTCAAGTTCGTGAATCCCGACACAATTGATATCAAGGAGGGCGACATCGTTCATCGGCACCTGGTGGATGGCGACGTGGTGCTGTTTAACCGCCAACCTTCGCTTCACAAGGGCTCTATGGAGTGCCACCGCATCAAAGTGCTGCCTTACTCCACCTTCCGCCTCAACGTTTCTGCTACCCGACCTTACAACGCAGACTTTGACGGCGACGAGATGAACATGCACGTCCCCCAAAGTATCGCGTCGGCGATGGAACTAAAGTATCTTGCTTCGGTGCTTCGCCAAATCATTTCGCCACGCACCGGCTCGCCTATCATCCAGCTCTTCCAAGACACGATGACGGGAACCTATCGCATCGGCAAGCCGCACGTACGAGTGCCCGAACACATCGCGATGAACATCATGGCTCGCATGAAGAAGCCGCTGTCCTCATACAAACGCACCAACCAACCCCTTACCGGACAGGAAATCTTCTCCTCGGTGTTTCCGCTGATGGATTTCAATGGGCGCATTACCCTGAAGGATGGCAAACTCATAAAGGGCGAACTTAAGAAGGGTGCTTTCGGTGCGGCTTCAGAGGGCATTCTCCACGTAGTTTATAACGACTTCGGACCCAAGCGCGCAGGTCAACTCATCAACGACATCCAGAACATTGTCACCAAATTTAACCTGTTTACCGGCTTCTCGGTGGGTCCCTCTGACCTTATTGCCAACGCGGAGACGGAAGAAGTCATCAAGAACGCTCTAAGCGAAGCTCATCGCAAAGTATCGGACATCATGTCCAGCGTTCACTCGGGCACGTTCCTGAACAACTCGGGGCGTCCGGATGGCGAGGAGCTCGAGAACAAGATCAGCAATAGCCTAAAAGAAGTCAGCGGCACAATTTCCAGTCAACTGATGAAGAGCCTGCCGGCTGATAACCGCATGCGACAGATGGTAGATTCGGGCTCTAAAGGGTCGGAGCTGAACATCACGCAGATGGCTGCGCTGCTTGGGCAGCAGCTGATCGGGGGTCGCCGTATCCAGTACACGCTTCAGGACCGCACCCTGCCTCACTTCGCTCGCTTTGACGACGGCATGGAATCGCGCGGCTTTGTAGAAAACTCGTTCATCAACGGCATTCGCCCCGCAGAGTTCTTCTTTCACGCGATGGGTGGTCGCGAAGGTCTGATTGACACTGCAGTAAAGACTTCGGACTCCGGCTACATTCAGCGCAAGCTCGTGAAAACCATGGAGGACCTTCACGTAGAATACGACGGCACGGTGCGCAACGTGAACGGGTCCATAGTCCAGTTCAGGTATGGCGGCGACGGCATTGACAGCGTCTGCGTGGAAGTCCAGCCTTGCCTGCTCGGCACCATGACCATGGAGGCGATCTACAAAGACTTTGCCGCCTCGGTAGACGACTTCAAGTCCGTGTGCTCCGGCGAAATTGTGGATGCCCCGGACCTCGTAGACCAAATCTTGAAGGACCGCGACCTGCTGGTGCGCGACGTGTTCCGCTTCAACAAGACGGACGAGGTGCGGTGCCCCGTCCACCTCAAGCGCATCGTGGAACGCTACAACAATCCGTATGCGACCAAGACCGCGCTTACCCCATCCTATGTGGTCGCTGAACTAGAAAAGCTCTGTAACCAGCCCTGGATGCGCCACAACATCGTGTTCCACATCCTGCTTCGCTTCTACCTGGCTCCCAAGAAGTCTATTATCAGCCTGCGGTTCTCAAAGGAAACGTTTGACGAGGTGATGCGTGAGATTCAGTTCAAGTACATCAAGGCATGTGTTCACGCTGGCGAGATGGTTGGAACGCTGGCTGCCCAGTCCATTGGCGAGCCGACGACCCAGCTCACTCTGAACACTTTCCACTCAGCCGGAACCGCCAAGGCGAACGCGACGCAGGGAGTGCCGCGTATCATTGAGCTCCTGTCTGTCTCCCACAACCCCAAGAATCCCGGCAACGTGGTGTATTTGGACCCTTCAATTTCCGGATCGCAGGACGCCGCCATTTCAAAGATGAAGGAGATTCAGAAAACTACCGTGCGCGACATCACAAAGTCTGTGCGCATCTATTACGATCCCAATCCCCTGAGTTCCGACTCGGTGGTCCAGGAGGACCGCGAGATCCTGCGTTCTTACGAGAAGTTCTCTATTACGCAGGGGAACAACTGCGCATCGCCCTGGATTATGCGCCTGGAGTTTGACACGATGGAGATGGCTGCTCGCAACGTGGTTGATATGACCAAGATCGCCGTGAGTCTGGAAAACAACAAGGTTCTGCGCGTGCTTTCCTGCGTGCACTCCGATACCAATTCGCCCGGCAAGATGGTTATGCGCCTAGTCTTCGGCACCGACACCATAAAAAACGCCCTGTCGCTCCGCTTCATTGAAGAGAAGCTTCTGGACACTGTCATTACCGGCGTGGATGGTGTGGGTCGCGTGTTCCCCCGCGAAATTGCCAAGGAGCTCCTGTATGATGAGGCTGTGGGCGGATACGTAGCCCCCAAGCAGTATGTCCTCGACGTAGAAGGCACTAACCTGCTAGACCTGTCCCGCATCCCCAACACCGACCCCTTCCGCTCGTTCTCTAATGACGTCCACGAAATCATGGAGGTGTTTGGGATTGAGACGGCTCGTGTCATGCTTTACGAAGAGTTCATGGAGGTATTCAGCGCCGAGTACGTCAACTACCACCACATGATTACGCTTATTGACACCATGACGTTTCCGGGCATGATTCTTCAGGCTGACCGCTTCGGCATGACCAAGTCCGAAAGTGAGATTCTTGCTCGCTCTTCGTTCGAGGAGACGGCCAAGCACCTCTTTAATGCGGCGCTGACGGGCGAAATGGACACGATGCGCGGTGTCTCAGCCAACATCATGTTCGGGCAGAAGCCTCCTTGCGGAACTGGCTTTGTGGACATTCTGGTTGACGAGACCAAGTTGCCAGAAGGTTCCGAGGAGGATGTTTCAGTCTTCGCAGCAGACTTGGCAGCTGCCAACGCTCGCGTCGAGGAAGAAGAGAAGAAGGAGGATTCCGCGTGTCGCATGGAGGACGTGCTAATGGAATGGTAGCTTCAGCAAAGTAACAAAACTTATGAGCAAATGAAACTGACCAATCGTGTCTTTTGCCTCTAAAGAAAGCTGACTCCTTAGTGAAAAAATGTAGACCAAGTAAGACACCAAAGAAGCAAGAACAAACATTTTTACCTTAGCTGGAAGCTGTCCTCTTAGCAGAACAAACATGACGTTGAAAGCGTACATAAACAAAATAAAGTTCAGGAAAGCGGAAGCCCCCTTGCTTCCCAGAACTGATTGGTAGTCTTCAACCTCAAGATTCTCGCCGAGCTTATAGGAATCGTCTTCCAAAGTTTTGATAAGGTAGGATACGGCACACTCGTTCTTCATCAGAATCCAGGAAATGTTTAGGAGCAGGAAGTAAAGCAGGTAAAGAAAGTCATAGGAAGGGCGTCGCCACAGAGAATATATGGAAATCGCAAATGAAAAAATAATATGAATGGTCCCGATGATTACATCGACCATTTATATTATATCAGCTTAGTGTTTAGTTGCTGAACGCGAGCCCGCCCATGCCGCTCATGACGCGCAGGATGTTGTAGTTGATGGCGTAGACGCGGACGTCCCTGGTATTATCGGTCGACTCTTCGGTATAAGCGTCGCCTGCGATTGTCATCACGATGGTAGCCGTGTCGATGCGCGAGAAGTTGCAGGTGCCGGAAGGCTGGTGCTCCTCGGGGCGCAGCGCGAACGAATAACAGTAGATGCCGCCTTGGCTAGTAGCCCCGGTGTGGTGCTGAAACTGCTGAACCTGGTTGAAGTACGAGCCATAGCGCTTCGCCATACGGTCCTGACCGTTTATCTGGATATATTGCTCGTAAACTGGTGATCCATTATACAAAAACGGATATAAAACGCTCCGGTTAAATTTTTTGGCAATGTCGCACTGCGTATAGTAAGAGGGCTGAACGACCCAGATGAGTTCCTTGACAGGGTGGTTGAAAGTCAGGTCAATGCGGTTGTTATAGGAGGAAATGCCCTTGTCCTCGTTATACTGGGTCTGCTCAATCAGGTACTCGTGGCTCTGCTGGGCCATGCGGCGACGCTCCTCGGTGTCCAGGTAGATGTAGTCCACATAGATGGCAGCCTGGATCGGTGTCTTGAGTGACGAAGCATTGTTAAAGTCGCCAGCAATAAACTCCGCCTTGTTCCACAGCAGATTAATCTTGACTTCGTGGTACTGAAGTGCGATAAGAGGCAGAGCCGCGCCGGGGTTGCGCGTGTAGTAAAAGTAGAGGGGGATGTAAAGAATAGTGGTGGGCAGACCATCGTGTCCGTTACCGCTGCACGCGTTGAGACCGCCCATTGTTTGGGGACCTTCATCCTCCCCTCCGCCAACCATGTAATATGCGTTGTTTTTCTTGTCTTGACTGAGCGTCAGAGAGTCCCACAGGAAGAGGAACTCGCCGTAGAGACGATCGATCAGCTGTCCGCCAATTTCTAGCTCGGCGTACTTGAGCAGGTTGTAGCCAAGACGATTCGAACTATTATTGTAGTAGCCACTTGCCAGCACGACCTCGAGGTAGGTGGAATACATCAGGTCGGCGTGGCGTCCCATGGTTGCGGACTGCTTGGTTCCCCACGCGGACTGTCCAGCGAAGTTGACGCGGAAAGGCTCCATCGCGAAGTTCGTGTGGCGCTTGTAAAGCCCCTTGAAGAAGGTGATCTGGGGATTGCCGGAGATGTACGCGTCCTGAGCTCCATATGCGACAAGTTGTAACAGACCACCGCCCATTTCCTTTATATGTTAACTATACTCAATTTTTTTAATGCTGGCGACGCCGAGTCTTGCGATGGCGAGTCTTGCGACGCTGGGTCTTCTTGCCTCCCGAGGACCCGCCATACGTCTTCTTCGCCTCCATAATCACCTTCTTGAGCCCGTCGCCCTTCTTGTAGGTGCCGTCCTTCTTCATGCTCGCCATCGTGGACTTTACGTGCGTGAGCCAGGGGTTCGCCATTTACTTTCCGGCGAGATTTTATGCTCAAACGGTGATGTTGTAGATGGGCGTGATTTGCTGCATGGGTTGGAACGACACAACGGGGTCGGGCATAGTCGGAGTTTTCAGTTGCGGGGGCTTTTTGGCTCGCAGGGCTTGGGGCTTAATCACCAAACTGTTCTCCTGGAAGTGACCTATATACAATTCCATCATGCTGTCGGGCGATCCATAGGACATCATGTTCCACTGGCACCCATACGTGAACAATATTTCCGGATTATAGTTCACCAAGTCCGTGCTGGCATCGGGGACTACCATGGTGACATTGTCGCGATTGAATTCAATAAGCTCTTCGCTATCATATGTTTGGGCAGCCTGGGTATAGGTCAGGCGACGCAGGTTGGCAGTTGCCCACGACAAATTGACCATCTCTTCCATCATGGTTCCCTCAACTTCCTTGCCCGACACCACAATAATCTTGTTCTGGAGATTACACACGGGCTCAATTGCAAGATTTCGGCGTTGGTATCCATAGTTATAGTCAAAAAGATAAGGGCGACAGGTCGTTTTCAGGATTTCAGCACAGGCATTGATAGTTGTGGAAATGTTGGTGTGGAACACCAAGCTCAAGATAAAAGGGTCGCTCGACACAGGACTTACTATGCTATTAAAGGCGTTATTGGCGATAGAGATACAGCAGGCTTGGAAAGGCACGGTGTTAAAAGCGTAATCGGTTCCTAATTTCTGGTTCTTGAGTCCTACTACCGGCTTCTTGTCCTCGTCGGCGTAAATATCTAATTCTACCATGCGCGGTCCGGCTTTGATGACTAAGGGCAGGATAGAGTCGGAAATGTAGTCATAAATTTCGGAGCCGGGAAACACTGAGTAAGAAGACGAAGCCACGTAGTAATCGCATAGTCTGTAGGTAGAAGGTTGGGGACATCCTAGGGGAGCCAGGCGAGTCACCTTGGGATAAGTTTTGAAAATCGGCTCGGCTTTGGCTAAAGCTTTTTCGCGAGAAGGGCGGGTAGCTCCCCATAAGGCGTAAGCTATGGAAACGACAAAAACAAGTATTAAGCCGTATTGGGCCCACGGAGGAACCACAGACTCCATTATTTCTTACCAACACGAAATAACGACCCCCGCATCCACCTTACAAACTCGTCCGGAACACGTTTGTTCATCGGCAGCCCCATCAGACAGCAGTAGTGAAAATATAGGCAATACATTCCGCACTCAGAGTCTTGGTATTGGTGCCGAGTCTTGTTGTAGGAAAGAACCATTCCCTTCTTGTGAGTTTTCAAAGAATCCCACTGCTGTTTCCACCGGGACATGAGCCTCTTGATTTCGGGTTCAGGAGCGTGGGCGTACGAATCAAAGTAGGTCATGCGGGGGTACTCTAGATCGGGCGAAATATCGCAAAACACCGCAATCCAGTGCTGACCCGGTCCCGTGCTGACATCCGTGTTAAACACTATGCCTATACTCTTGTAGCCATCCTGATAGATATCGCCGATGTCTAAAGAACATAGCGAATCAACCAAGCAGGTTCCCAGGGATGATTGTTTGTCAAAGTCCATGGGGATACAGCCCAGATACTTGTATTCGGAAAAAACCTTGGCATATTGGTTTTCCAGCTTGTCTATGTCTGAGGAAGATAGCCACTCTGTAGGATCAGTCTCCCAAGAAACAGGCGCGCCAGGCTTCACGATCATGGAGTTCAATACGCACTGGGGGATACCACCCGGACACTTTTTGGACAAACGTTTCTGAATTGATTTCCAGACCTTCTTTGCTTCATCCTTCGGAATGGGGGGTTCACTAGAGTGTTCTCGGTTATAAACCTTTCTCAAATTCTCTATTTCCCGAGAATCCATCCTTATGTAGAAAACGGAATTTGTTATTTGCGTAGAGTTCTATACAAAAACATGGACAATCTTAAGCTCTGTATTCGCACCTATCGCGATGTGGACAACAAGCTGCGCAACCTTAATAGCCAGATATACGACTTGCGCCAAGAGCGCCGCTCTCTAGAAATTGAGCTTGGCGAGATTGTGAAGCAGCCTCAGTTCAATGAGGTTTCTGAGCTACGCATCAATGACGACAATTCGTCTATCAAGATTCAGCGTCCCGGCTGGAAGAAGCCGTGGGGACTTTCGAAAAAGGATCTGGCTGAGCTCGTTATTTCTTACTTTGACAATCACGAGTTTCCGGGCGCCGAGTCGTGCATAGATTTTATTGTAAAGGAACAGAGCAAGAAGCTGGTGTCGGACGAGTTTGCTTTTAGTCGCACAGTTCACGAAGACTAAAAAGAGTATTGAGAACTAATAATGTTAGTGGGAGGCAGGGTTGCTGCTGAAAAATACGACTTGGGCGCTGACATAAAAGAGCTCCAAGTCGCAATAAACAACCACAAACAAAAAGCTGAACCGGAAAACAATAAAGTGGTGTCTTTGCCAGAACCAGAAAACAATGAAGCAGTAGACATCTTTTTTGATCTGATTTTTGACGTGGAAAGACCAGAAGTCCAAAAACTCATCATGAAGTATTTTAGTCTGGTGGACAAGACCCTCGTTCAAGAGAACATTGATGAACTTGTGGAAACTGGAATCTTTCCTCCGCTCGGAGCCGAAATATCAGGAGGTGCAAGCCACAAGTTCAAGAAACTGAAATCTAAAGCTAAACCACACGCCAAAAAACTTATCAAGTTCACGAAAGACCCTTCTGAAATTATTCGCAATATCTTGGGGGCTTCTGATTATGCCGCTCTTCCCGAAAAACTTAAAAAGGTAGATCCTACATCATCCCGATTCGCGAGCCTAATGTTCCAGGCAATTTTTTCCAATATTTTTGATGTAAGAGCCCGCGTATTGTGGGATCAAGGAGAAGCTTCAGTTCAGTGCTTCAATACAATTGGAGCTGTAGCACCTAATTGTTACATTTGCGGAACTGCGTTTTCTGAAACTGACGAACTAAAACCCATTTGCGACCACGTACTGCCTGTTGCCCAAGGCGTGTTTTTTCTAAAGCTTTGGCGTTCGGGATTTGACGCAGACCAGGACATGATGCTTGAATACAAGTGGGCTCACAATTGCTGTAATAGCATAAAATCCGGAAAGTCATTTTTGAAAACGATCAAGAGTGCTCAAGGAGTTCCCGACTTTGTTTTCAATAACGAAAACGTTTCCGAAATCTTAGAAGAAATAACGAGTCCCGAGAAAGCCTGCGTCCCCCAAGCCCCAGTGGAAATAAGAAATCGGGTAATAAAGGAAACTATTGTAGACCCAATCTTGACTCACATTTACCGAAAGAGAGGAAACTATCACGCCATACTCTTAGCAGGATTCAAGAACTGCGTCAATGACGAAAACACCACAAACTTGATGGGTCGTCTTTTATCGGAATACAGGACCCTCAAACGCATGAAACCTAAGAAAACCCCCGTGAAAAAGACATTACGTCGCATAGAAGAAGAGAACCCGTATTCCAGGGCATACCGCCAGAACCCCCGTTCTGCCGAACGTCCTGCTCGCGCCCCGGCACCCGTCCCGGCACCCGTCCCGGCACCCGAAAGTCTTCCGTCCCTGCCATCAATACCAATATCATACGAAACTCCCGAGCCTTACCAACCCATGCTAACCAATATTATGTCTCCTCCGTCTTCCCAAGAAGGATTCAATTTAGGAGGGCGTTCAAAAAAACGAACTAAACGAAGACTAAGACTTAATAAGTAAGATGCTTTACAATCCCTTCAATTCCAAGAATCGCTTGATCGCCTCAAAAGACGTTCAAGCGATTCTCCAGAAACATAATTGCTCTTTTGTTCCCTCGAGCATTGAGTTGTACCAAAAAGCTATGGTCCACTCCTCATACGTCAAACGCAAAGAATACACGAGCCCCACTGGCGAAATCATTGAGCTCGCCAATCGGCCTCCGAACTGCCTGGAACTATTTGACGAATCCTATGAGCGTCTCGAGCATTTAGGCGACACCATTTTAGGTGCCAGCGTATCCACTTACTTGATGAGACGCTTCCCAACCGAGCAGGAAGGGTTCATGACCGACTTGAAAAAAGAGATTGTGTGCAATGAAACCTTGGGAACACTAAGCCTCAAAATTGGTTTGGATAGGTTCTACATCATTTCGCGTCATAACGAGGACGCTTGTAATGGGCGCGCCAACCCTAAAAAACTGGGCGACATCTTGGAAGCCTTCATTGGCGCTCTCTGGACAGATTGCGGCAACGATTTCCGAACGGTGTACAAGTTTGTCATTTCACTGGTCGAGCAATACATCGACATTCCCAAAATCTTGCTTAATAATCGCAACTTCAAGGAGCAATTCCAGCGCTTTTGTCAATCCAACTTTCACTGCACACCCACTTACGCAATCCTGTCTTCTACAGACGGCATCTATACGATGGCGGCTGTGGACCCAAAGGGACGCAGAATGGGAACTGGAACCTCGAACATCAAGAAGCAGGCGGAGCAGCTTGCCGCCAAAGACGCGCTCTCTAAGTTGTCACTGCTATCGTAGTTTTAGTGCGTGGAATGTGGCGAACCAGAAGCTCGCGCTGCGTTCCGCCCACCGACATATCCTCGGCTCCCTCCGGAATACCCTCAATAGCCCGCAAAACCTCAGCGACCCGCTGCGGTTGGTCGGCAAACTGAATCAGGAGTTGGGTGCGAATTACGTTGCGACGGAGAGCCGGGCGAGACGTGCGAATCGAGCGGGAAACATTTCCTACACCATTTCCTTCGAGCGAAAAGTTGTCTACCGAGTTGTCGCGCATAAAAGCCAGGATGCTCTCGGTGTTGCGAGCCTTTTTATCCTTGAGTTCTTTGATTCGGCGACGGAGCTCCCGCTCCTCGTCGTCAAAAGCAACCCACTCTTTTAGCGAGTCCCGCACTTTATCCGTAGCGTCTGCCATTTATCTTCTATGACGACGCTTCGTTTTAGACCCTTTCTTGCCCCCCTTTTTACCCATCTTTCTTTTCAAAGTA